CAACGTGTCGTTGCCTATGCTGGCAGTAATGGCAATGCTCATTGCTTGGCGTTGGGTGCTTGGCCAGGTGTTTGGATAGGACGGGTATAAAGTCGGGTAAACGCCACGGTTATCCAGCGTGAGCTCGCCAGCGTTTAGCGTTTGTGTGGCTCCGGTGGCGTCGGTGTATTCCACGCTGGTCACCGCCTGCACCGGCGTCCATGGCAGCTCAATGACTTGCCGGGCTGCTGGGAAGCTGTCGATAACGTGCCGGGCGCCTTCTGTGTAGGCAATGCTTTGGCCTGTGCGCTTTTCGGCGTGGCTGATGGCCGCGTCAATCAGTGCTTCGATAAGGCTGTCTTCTTCCGTGAAGTCTTGTTCTACCCGCAGGTGAGCTTTGGCGTCCGGCAGCGTAATCATTGAGCGTTCCTCGTGCGGACTTAGGCTTTGGGTTCTTTGTCGGTGTCTGGCTGTTTCGGCAGCTGGGTTCCTTTTACGGCTACCCGCTTTTCAATTAAACGCTCGGCTTCTGCCGGTTGAAAGCCTGCGATGTCGCCGCGGACATAACGACTGAATGGGCGCAAAAAGGTAACGATTACGTTCTTTGGGCGCGCGGTATCTGTGGCGGCCGGTTCGGCATTGTTTTCCTGCGTGGTATCCGCGGTGGCCGGTTCGACGTTGTTTTCCGGCGCTGTTTTAGGTGTGGTCTTAGTCATGGCGATGGTGTCCTGTTGTTCGAAAGTATGGCGGGCCAGTTCTTGGCTAGCCCGCCAGCTGGTTTTCTGTGCTTACCAGATGATGCCGGTACCCAGCACCAGGCCTTCAGGGTGGCGGAAGCCTACGTCATGCTCTGCTACCAGCCGGATCAGCGACTGGTTGCGGGCAAACGCGGATACCAGGTTGCCGGCGGCGTCTTTGTAAGTGGCTTCGCGGCTGAAATCGACTGACATACTTTCACTTTCACCGATCACGACATCGTTCCAGTCGGCGAAGTAAATTTCGCTTTCGTTGGTGCCGGTACCCAGGTTGTTGGGAATGGTGGTAGTGGATGCGAACGGATAGCCCTTCAGCACGCCTTCGTTCATTTCCGGGTAGACTTTGTTGCCGTTTCCGTCGCGCAGGCCGAACAACTTCATGTAGCTGGTAGGCGATAGGGCCCAGCCGGGGCGTACCATCATGCTGTTTGAATTCATCAGCGTGAGGATTAGCCCATCAAGGAACGCGTCTATGGTTGCGAGGTTCGCGGTGCCTGACCAAGCCACGGTTCGGCTCGCGTTTTCTGCGGTTTTCTTAAAGCCGGTCGGGGTGTTGCTGGTGCCGTCGTCGCGCAGGAAGGCCTTGTCTTCGCGCACTGCCTTGGCGTTAAGCATGTCGTTTAGGACCATCTGCTCTACTGAGTAGCCCGCGCGCCCAACCAGCTGGTTGGACATCGGTACCAGGGTGATCTGTGTCTTGGCACTGAGCTGCACATCGTCGAATGCGGATTCGGTTGCCAGCACGTCTGCACCTTCGCCGACATAGCCGGAGGTTGCGCCACCGCTCATGCGGGGCAAAGACAGGTTGCCGTTTGGCAGGGGCATGATTTGCGCGCCGAGGCGGCGCACCACGGTTTTCGCGCGCAGGAGCTCAATCACTTCTTCCGCAATATTGGCCGGCACCAGTGCGCCACCACTGCCTGAGCTGGTTTCGATGGCCATGGCTACGTCGGCATCGTTCAGTTCGTTGCGGGCAAACTTGGTTGCAAGCCCCAGGTCACCTTTGCCGGCGGCGATGGACATCACCATGCGAGCGGCTTTGGCGCCGACGTACTGCTTGGCTTCTTTTTTGATGTGCACGGCGGCTGACGTAGGGGCGTTGTTGCCCAGAGCGCCCAGAGCGTTTACCGGCATGGCGGATTCAGCAGCCATACGCTCGGCGCCTTCAAGGCGCTGGATTTGTTGAGTGATTGTTTCGAATTCAGCGGTCAGGGCGTTAAAGCTCTTCAGCTGTTCTTCGTTCAGATCGCCTTCTTTGGCCTCAATCTCTGCCAAGGTTTGTACTTTGGCGTTGATTTCGGCGCGGTTGCGGCGGAGTTGTTCAATAGACATGGGTATTTCCTCTTGCTTTTGGGCATAAAAAAAGACACCAGACGGTGCCTTTAGGGTTTCAGCTCCGCCGCGTGGCTAGAGCTGGCAACGGGTTTCCATAGCACGGGCTTGTGCGGTGATGCGCTTGCCTTGGGGCTGCGCGGCTTGCCTGTATTTCGCGGCAAGTGCATTGACGGCATCTTGAGCCGGGGCGATTTCGTCGATCAACTTCAAGCTCAGTGCTTCAGCTGCCGAGTACAGGCGGGCTTCGGTGGCAACGATAGCGGCAACATCCAAGCCCCGATATTCAGCAACCGACGTTGTGAACATGTCGTAGGCTGCATCAAGCCGCCGCCCAATTTCTTGCTCTGCTTGGTCAGTGATGGGCTCGTGGGGTGATGCGTCGTTTTTGTGCCCACCGCGGAAGTAGGTGTTAAATTTAATGCCGGCGGCCTCTTCAGCTTTGCTCATGTCGTAGGTTTCGATAATCACGCCGATGGAGCCGACCATTGCTGTGGGGCTAGCGACGATGCGGGTACATGCAGCGGCAAGAAAGTAGCCGGCAGATAAGGCGGCAAAGTTGACCAGTGCGGTGATGGGCTTTTCGCCTGCTACCAATCTAATGTAATCGGCCGCTTCTTTGCAGCCCATGGCAGAACCGCCGCCGGTGTGAAAATCCAGCACGATCTCCTGCACCTGGTCATCACGGCGTACGGCTTCGATTTGGTTGCGCAGCATCTCGTAGGACACCAGCTCTTCGCAGTTGTTTGTGATTTCGCCCCGGCGCGGTACCAGAATGCCGTGCACTGGGATAACCGCCAGTTCGCCGCTGGTTTTTTGGGTTTGGCTGGGCCGCTGTTCGTCATCCGCCAGCGCCAACGGGGCTGTGTCATGCGCAGAGTCTGAGGCTTTGCCCAGCAAGCGCGGCTCCAATACGGATTTGATAGCGGTCACTAGAGCTGGGGTGGCGAACAGCGGAACGCCGAACACCATGGCGGCTACGTGTGGGTAGTTGATCATGCGCGACATAGAAGTTCCTCAATGTTTTTCATTTGATCCGGAGTGGCGTTTAATGTGTTAGCGGCCTGGCCGGAGTCGGACATGTTCAGTGGCGTCAGGTAGCGGTCGCCGCCGGTGATGGGTGACATGTTTTCAAGGCGGCGGATATCGTTCACTGATAGCCAACCCCAATTGCGGCCGATGGCGTAGGCTTCGTAACGGGCTTTTTGATCACCGCGCAACAGGCCGGAAACGTTGAATTCTATGTACAGGTTTTTGCGTTCGGATGGCAGCAGAAGGTCGCGCATCATCGCCGCTTCGTGACGCTTGATCCAAGCCATCAGGGTATAGATGACATAGCCCAACGACATCTGTTCGATGCCAGAGCCCCATGAAGAGCTTTTGTCTTGATGCTGGACCATGTGTAAGGGGATTTTGTACAGCCTGCAAATTTCGCCGACGCCGAAGTTCCGTGACTCAAGAAGCTGGGCTTTTTCGTTGTCCATGGCCAACTGTTTGTAGCTCATGCCCTCTTGCAGCAGTGCGACGCTGAATGCGTTACGCAGGCCTCCACCGTGGCGCTCGTTGAACTTTTCGAGGAGGCGGTCAACTTTGCCTTGGTCGGTAATGGGTGTCGCTGTGTCTGGCCGCTCGATGACACCAGACATAGTGGCTCCGCGCTGAAACACCGCAGCGGCGTGGTGTTCCGTGGCCAATGCTAGGCCGATAGAATCGGCGTTAGTCGCGATGGGAGACAGGCCCACAAAGCCGTCTAGCGAGAAGGCCTTGATATGGTGCACCATGCGCATTGGCAGTATTTCGTTAAGCTCCAGCAGTTTGTAGTAGGGCAGGCCGTCCTGGCCTTTCAGCACTTGCACCTTCTTCGGATGGATTGGGATCAGCTCTTTAACATAGCCGCTTCCGTCGCGATCTATCAGGGCGATGTGATTACCCTCAATGCCCAGGTTGCCTTGCGCCTGTTCGTAATATTCAAACGTGGTGTCTTTTTTGTTTGGCTGGCTGTGGATGATGTCGTATAGCGGGTGATCT